TCATTTGTACTGGTGGTGTTTTTAATAATGCAATATGCGTAGCTATGTGAGCATCATGGTTTTGTTGTCCAAACGCTTGTGCTTGCTGACCAAGTAAAAGTTTATTATTTTCAAACCCAGCTTCTAATGGTCTAGGATCTGTCGGTGGGGGTGGTGTAAGTATTTGTTCAATATTATCTACACCTATTGCTGCATACATTCTTTTGTAAGATTCATAGATACCATTTGGACCGTGAACTTGTGGGTTAGATTGCACTAATGCCATCATCTCTTGAGCCATAGCTATACGTTGTGATTGGCTGAATATATCAGGATTAGACACTGGAAAAATGTCTATATTGTTATCAAAATCAGACAGTTTAATACTGGCATTACCATTAGCTATAGCGTATGGGTATTCTGGAGGTAAATATTCTTGAAATACTTGTGCTAATAAACGAAACTCTTTCTTTTGTGAGTTATGTAATCTTTTATGTATAGCTGATAAAACCTTAGTAGATCTCTCCAATAAAGCTAATGTTGTGCCTACTGGAGCATTTGGATTACCCTGGCCTGTATTTATTTCAGCAATAGAAGCAAACTTTTTACCACCATCTACTAATATACCTAATAAATTTAACAGTGTGCCACTAGGTTCTTTAAACGGTAAGGGTTGTATGGATTCTCTTAAAGATCCGCCTGGAGCATCAACATCTCTAAACTCTCCTGGCTGTATGGGAGTGTCCTCATCTCTGATTCTTATACCACGTGTTTTAAAACCAGCAGGTAAGTTAGCAAGTGTACCAGCGTCAATAAGCTGTCTTAATATTGATGTAGAAGCTTTGGACAAACCACCAATCATATGTGTTAAACCAAAGCCATAAAAACCTAAACCAGGTAAAAACTTGAAATGCACAAAGTATTCTATTTTGTTTTTTAGTCTATCGTCTTCTTTGTAATTTCTACGTATGGACAATATATCATTAGAATTTGCATCTATAGTTACTATGTATGGTAGTTTTACACCCGTTAGTTCGCCATCCTCGTTTACGTCTTCAAAGCCGTCTATCTCTAAATTACAGTGTACTTCATATAATATTGATACTTCTCCTGTATCATAGCTTGGCTCCATACCTGTGAGCTTGTTGATTTCTTCTTTAGCATCTGAATACATATCGGCATCATCGCCTGTTTGTATGTCTA